GGGTTCATCGGGTCGAGTTGCGCTTCGACACGCAGACCGCGCTCGTCTTCTTCCAACACCAACGTACCGGACTTCGTACGTGCCAGTGGCACACCTTCGTGGTCGACCAACAGCCGCACATCAGCACCGTCATTCAACGTCTTCGCGAACGCGCCACGACGAACGAACTCAGTGAATGGCATCGGCTCGCTCGGCGCATCGAACACCGCTGCGTAACCGTGCAACGTGTTGCTATCACCGTCAGCGCGAATTTCAAGCGTGGTGTACGCGATTGAACGCGTGTCCTGGTGGTCAGCAATCCAGTGCGCTGAACGAATCTCTTGGTCGCGGTGCGACTTGCGCATCTTCGGCTTCTTCACCCACACGATTTCACCTGGGTCAGTGTACGCGAACTTATCTGCTGCCATATGCTACCAGTCTAGCAGTGAGATGTGTGTAATCACGTTGCAATCAGTCGCCGGTGTTCACATCGACTACGATATTGTAGTTTGTTCTGCTGACTACAGTGAACGTAGTGCCACGCGGCAGCAGCAACTCGTTTTCACCGCTTATCTCTGTAATCGGTTCTACGTAGAGAGCCTTAGAGCCGGCAGGTACTCGCATCTCAATCAGAACGCCCTGTTTCCCCATTCCACTTTCAAAAGCGAACTTGCCGCTAACTTCTTGATTCAGCGACGTGCTGATGATTCCGCTGTCGGTGAATGTGCCACCGATTAGACCGTCTACGTCTTCTACCTTTTCGACGCCCAACGTTTTGACATTAGCACCGCGATAGACAATTACACCACCTTCAAGTGGTGGCGCGTTGCGAATCGCTGCATCAACCTTTTCGCCCCTGCGTAACGCTCTTTCTGCTACTTCTTGGCTCTCCACCGGTGGCGGTGGCGCACCGCGCAACACCTTGTTGGTCGCATTGTAACCGCTACTGGTGTAGTCACCGATAGCCTGATGTGTGTCACCATCGAGCGATGCGATGTAGTCACCTTGCTCATCAGTCAACACGCCGTCAACGATACCGGCGTACATCTCAGGGTCACTGTGCGCCATATCTTCGACGTCTTCATCTAATTCAACTTTGCTGCCGGCACTACTCGATAGAACGCCGATAGGTATATCGCCACCGTCACCGGTTGCGCCCATACCGCCGCCAGATGCGAACTTGCCATCAGGGTCACGTGGCTGTTGCGGATTGAACCGCAACTCGTCGCTCACCGGCATCACGTCAGCGAACTCGCTAATCATCTTGAAACTCTTACCGTCAGCACGCATACGCTCGACTTCAGCACTCAACGTATCCCAAAACGCGACCACTTCAGGTCGCATCTCCACCAGGCTCTCGCTACGCGGCAAACCGAGTACAATCTCAGTGTAAATGCGTTCAATCTCAGTTGACAGCAACGCCATCAGCCACCACCACCAATCGCTAAGAACGCGTCATACCCTGCCTGGTCGACGATGTTTATCTTGCCTTTGCCACCTTCCATCAGCAGACGCGGCGAACCAAAAACAGTCGTATCGTACAGTTGCACGCTGTCGAACTTGCCGGCTGAGTTTGGCAAAACAGACGCCACAGACTTGTGCTGCGCTTCGATAACCGCGTGCGGCACGAAACGCCCGAAATCAGGGCTATTAGGGTCGCTGCCACGCGCATCAGAACGTTCAATCGCCACCTTCACCGGCACAGTCGCGTAATATCCTTTCACTTCATAGCCGTTCGCCTGCGCTGTCGTTATCTTCTTATTCAACGACGCTTCACTGCTATCACCGGTTCCGTCAAGCACCGCATCTTGCTTGCGTTCAAACGCGGCAGCCTGCGCACGCTTAGTCACATACGACGCTTCTTCGTGCGTAAACGCCGATGCGCTCTTATCGCCGGTAGCCTGCATCGCACCGTACTCAGGTATACGTTTGCGTGTCTCGTCGACGTTCAATTGCACCGCCTTGCCTTCACCAGGCACATCGACAACACCGCTACGCACCATCGACGACTTACCAGCAGCAGCACCGCCGCCCATCATATAAAATGTCGGATTAGCAGACGGCGGCACGCCATCTACCGTATCGCGCACAATCTTGTCGTGTAACGCTTGTCGCTCAGGTGTGAACTGCACCGAGCCGTCAGGCATCGTCACCAAGTGTTTCTCCGCTGAACCGCCACGCATCGCCGCCACCGTATCGCTATCGAGCGGTATGTCGCCCATACCAGGTCGCGGTGCGCCACCGGCTGCAGTGCCGGCAGAACCACCTGACGAGCCGCCACCGGCAGCACCGCCACCGCTCTCACCGGTGTTCACCGAGCCGCTGCTGAAACCGCCACCACCGGATGTCCACTTACCGTCAGGTGCACGCGGCTGCAACGGGTCATAACGCAACTCGTCATCGAGTGAACGTGTCGAGTCTGCGACTACTTCGACGTTCACCACACCGAAACCGCGCTCTTTACCCACCGATGTCACTTTGAATCGCGTGCCGCGTGGCAGCAACACTTCAGACTCAAAACTATTGGTGATATCCATCGGATTGAAGTACTCCAACTCAGGCGGCACGGCATACGCACGGCTACCAGCAGGTACAGTTACACGCATAATGACAGCATCGCCCACTCTATTGCCGTGTTTCTGTGCAGTGGAGAGAGAGAGCGACGTGCTAACGATACCTTTATCGGTGAACTCGCTACCAACTAGACCATTTAGGTCATCTTTCGATTTGACACCTAGGACAGAAGTAGTAGTGCCGCGATGTACGATGATGTCGTTGGTCAACGGTGGCGTACGTTTGATGACACCATCGACTTCGTTGCCCATTCTCTCTGCTTTTTGCAGTTTCTGTCCGGTCAATGGTGGTGGTGGTGCGCCACGCGCCGCTTTGTTGATGTTGGTGTGACCTTCGTGCGTGTAGTTTATAATCGACATCTTTTCACTGGCTTTCAGCGCGTCAGTGCCAACCGCGTCAATCTGTTCTGCCTGCATCTTCTCTTGTGTGTCGTCAGCGTACTTCTTGCTGCCTGGTTTCGCCTTGCTATAGCCTTTCGGTTGCGCCGGTTGTTTCGGTTGTTTCTCTTTTTTCGTTTTCGCAGGTTTAGCCTTACCGGTTTTGCCGCCACCAGTCGAACCAGCACCACCGGTTGAACCCCACTGTCCATTCGGTCTACGTGGCTGCTCACGCGACTCGTCATCGTCAGATTCGTCTTCATCAGACTCGTCGTCATCAGATTCGTCATCGTCGAAAAGACCGGCTTCGCTCGCCGCAGCAACAAACTCATCAGGTGTGAGCACGTAGACACCGAGCGACTCCACAGCAGCACGGTTCGCATCGTTGTCGTCGACAAACGCAACAATCTCGAACTCACGCATTAGATTCTCGATAGTTGCACGCTTATATGCAGCGATGTCGTCGTCGACATCGGGCATCATAAACAGCGCATCGTAGCCGATGCCGGCGAACTCCAAGTCATCGAGCGTCTGCTCACGTTGTGCTTCTTCGCGTCCGGTCACAATGAACACACGATGAGCGAGCCTGTTCACCGCGTCGACCACCTCGCGAATCGGATAACGGCTCTTGGTCACCATCGTCTCGTCTAAGTCGACCACGACCACTTCATCGTCACGGCTTCGTCGGCTCACGTCACCTATCGGTTCTATCTTCTCCGATATCGACACCGCCACCATCTGGTCGATAGCCGCCTGCTTAGAATCGTGACACGCGACAGTCTCGAACGAGCCGTCGCTGTTCTTCTTCACCGTAGCCCAACCTGAGCAATCCGATTGGCTTTTTGAGATGCCGTACGGCACGGCTCAGTCCACATCTGGCGTCATAATCCGCAAGTCAGCAGTGCCGACCTGCGCTGTTACGACGCCGTACATCTTTTGTTTCAACGGCAGGAAAAACTCGTGCGGTGCGCTGTGCTTCTCCAACGGCATACCGATGCTCGTCGTCACAGTGCTGTCACCGACATAGATTGTTGCGCTGTTCACAATCTGCAGATAGATGTACCGGTTTTGGTCATCAGCATCGACAATCAACGTAGGTGTCGTTCCTACGGTCACTTGAGTCGTCTTCATACGTTACTTCACCGGCGGCTGTGCATCGACGCCGAACGGTTTAGTCGGCTCAGGTGACATGTAGAACTGGTCGCCGCCCTCGTAAGGCTCACGGTTGTTGTCGGCACGCGCCTCGTTCGGTGTCAACGTACCGCTCGCAATCTCAATCTGCTGCGCACGCACACGCGTCGTCAAGTCGGCACGCTCGAACTCCTCAGCGTCGAACCTCACGCGTTGCGTGATAGGCAACATCTCGCTCAACGCGTCCTCGATACGTCGCATCCAAGGCAACAACGTGTAACGTACGAAGTTGATACCAGCCTGCTCGACGTTCTGGTACGTGTTCGAGTCGCCGCCAGTGCCGCTAATCATGTTCAACGGCACACGGTACACGCGAGCGATGTCGCGTACAATCGACTCACGATGTTCCAACATCTGCATATCGGCTGCGTTCGCCGTGATACTGCGCCACTTCAAACCGTTGCTGAGCACAGCCGGACGTCGACGCTTGTAATGCGAATCTTCCCAAGTCTCGCGCATGATACGCGCCTGCTCGTTGGTCAACGGCTTGTCGGTCTCCAACACGCTGCTAGGAGTCGCGCCGTCACCGTAGAACGCTGACAGGAATCTGTCCATAGCCAGAGCCATACCGATAGTGTTGCGTTGCGCGTCCAACGGTGAGATGCCGCGACGGTGACCAGCCAACACGAGCCAATGGATGCCGCGAATGTCGCCGTTCTCGTAACGCTGTTTGTCAATCTCGTAATAGATGAATCCATCGTCGGCGTCGATGACGTCCTTCACCCGGTTCGGGTGAATGACTCGCATCTCAGGTGGGAACTCGCCTGCGCGACGCGGCGCGTAGATGTAGACACAGCCGTGAATCAACAACGTCGACACCAACTGATGTAGGAACTCGTACATCAACTGGTGGTCGTTCGGCTTGATAAGCACACTCGGAGTCGGCAACAACTCGACACGCCCGTTGCGAGTCCTGGTCAACTCCAACGGCATCGCAGCAATCGAGTCAGCAATCAAAGTTACACATGCCAACACCGCGCTCGACGCGAACACCGTGTTCTCGTTGATGAGTTCACCGGAGTAGTTCTGATACAGAGGGCGAGCAGTGACCTGGTACGGGTCGATAGTCGCCGGTAGAGCGCGACGTTCACCCTTGAACAGGCTCATCGAGTCTCACCAGCCACGACCAAAACCACACCGAGCACGACAGCAGCGACAGCGACAGAGAACATCGCCACGCCGACAGTGACCAGGACAAGACCTGCTATCTGCATCGCCACCGTGTAACGTTCAGCCATCATTCACCTTCCCAGATGTCGATAACGTTCGGCATCGTGCTATGTCTGCTTACCAGCGTAGCACGGTCTAACGCGATGACCAACGCAATAGCAGCGTCAATCTTGCGCTTCGACTTACCCTTGCTCAACCGCCACCCCTCGTCCGTCATACGTTGAGCAGCCGACAACACCTGGTCGACGAACGTAGGTGAACCGTCATGAGCCACACGCCGGTTCACAATCAACTCGTACGCGTTGCCGCACGCAGGAATCATACGACCACGATTCTGAGGGAACTCGACCATCGGCAGCCCGTCATCGACCAACTGTTCAGCAGAACGTTGAAAATACGCAGGGTCGTAAGCGAACTCGCGCACCTGGAACTCGCCATGTAGACCGCGCAAGTAGTTCTCCACCTCAGCCACATCGAGACCGCTCTCCTGCGGATACCAAATCTTCGCCCTCGTCACCACCACACCGTCCTGCGGCTGCGCACATACCACAGCAACAGAGTCATGTTTCAACGCCATGTCGATACCGACGTACACAGGCAAATCGGCACGCAACTCCAACTCCGGATTCGCACAAGCCTCCCATGCACCAGCAGGAAGCCACGACTCCTGCGCACGCACGAACTGATTCAAACGATAACGCCTGAACGCACTGTCGCTAGTCTGCTGATGAGCCAACACCATGTCTTCGATATCGAGCAGACCGATATCGATATTCGGATTCGCCGCACGCCACTGCTCACGGTCACCGGCATCACACTCATCGACAGCCTGCCACCACCAGAAACCGAAATACTTCGCCTGTTCCTCACCCAACGCGACACGTTTACCGTACTGATACAACCTGCCACACAGCGATTCCAGGTCGTACCCGGCAGTGGTAATCGCCACAATCAACGGGTCGACACGAGCACCCGAACCGAGCGTCAACGCGTCCCACAGTTCATCATCTTTCTGCACATGCAGTTCATCGAACACCACCGTCGACGGGTTCAACCCCTGTTGCAACTTGGCGTCGCTCGACAACACACGAAACACCGAACCAGTCGCAGGGACAGCGATAGCGTCCCGGTAAATCTTGCAGATACCGCTCAACGCAGGAGAGTTCTGCACCTGTTTACGCGCCTCGTCGAACACCACACGCGCCTGCTGCCTGTCACCAGCAGCAGCATACACCTCAGCACCTTGACCGCCCTCAATCAAACCGTGCAACGCGATGACAGACCCGATGAGCGACTTCCCGTTCTTGCGCCCAAGACCTATGACAGCACGCCGGTAGCGACGACGCCCAACCTCATCACGCGAATACAACGCACGCAACAAATCAACCTGCCACTGCACCAACTCCAAAGGCTGACCGGCACGCACACCCTTCTCGACATGTAGAAACGTCGACGCGAAATCGACAACAGCATCACCATCGGTGGCAGCACCGTCACACCAGGACGTGCACCAAGTCGGCTTACTTATTGTGTCGACGCCTGTACTCATCTAACTCGTTCGCCACTCTTATCTCGAACAGACCGAGACGTGCACGGTCAGACACAGTGAAACCGAGCAACTGCAACCAACCCGTCACCTGGGCATCAGCCTGCTCAATCTGCTTCACAGCCGGGTGCGTCACAGTCTGTCCGTTGGCAGTCGTATACCAACGACGTTCGACATCATCACCTAGCCACTCGCGTAGGCTCTTGATGACCTGCAACTTCTCAACCAGCATCGACACTAGAACAGTGTCGTGCTGCTCGCTCAGGTGGCGACGACCAGCGACCCACAAGCGACGCCACACCTCTGCACCATAGTCGTTGCACCAGTCAGGCGGCAGCGGAATCTGATTGGCGTCGACGACCACGACAGCAGTTTCGGGCGTCGGTGCTGGCGTCATCTTCTTATGTCCGGGGTTGCCGCGAGCGCGATTCACCTCTAAGGGCGTTGGTTTCGCGCCACGTCCCACGCCTGTCTTGGGCTTAGGCATGACGTGAGCCTGCTCGATGTAGCCTGACGTGCTCAAAGCGCAAGGAAGATGCCAACGGACGCAAGCCAGATACCCTGGCGACTAGGTATCCCCACCTGCGTTTAGGCGGTAGGGCGTCTCTCAGGATATATCCGAGCGAC